TCGTAATCGCCAATCTTTCGAGCCATAAGTTGGTTCGTTTTCATTTCTTCCACCTCCTAATTTTAAAGTTTACTACTCAACGACCCTCTTCCTTCGATTGACCTTTTCCGATTCCGCCACTCCGATTGTAATCGTGCTACCATTGATTCTACAATAGTAAGTACAACCATCAGTTCTAGGGTAAGCCTTCTTTACGTAGCCGACCGTATTTTTGGCAGAGACGCAAGCAAGGTAACTAGGAAGCTCGACTGTAATAGAACCACCTACTCCGATACTTCGGATATCACTAACTTGTATTTTACTTGCTTTCATCGCTTAAACTTTATTGTTTTTACTCATATTAACTAAAAATATTTGGAGAAACCAAGAAAAACCCGTATCTTTGCAGTGTAGAGTTGCTTGGAATGGGATAAATATCAGTCCCTCCGCATTTCGTCTTTCTGTTTTTACCAGTTTGACGATTGCAAAGGTATGGAAAAATCCCGAAACTTCCAAAGAAATCCCGATATTTTTCGGGATAATAAATATTTATTAACGTTTTGCGGCTTTTTAGTTGCATATATAAAACTTAATTATGGAAAAAGAAGGAATTATCGGGAGAATTAAGGTTCTCATGTCGGAAGGAGCTGATAACGCCAATTCTTTCTCTAAGAAGGTAGGGATTGATCCGTCAGGGTTCCGCAAGAAGATGAAAGGAGAATCTCCAGTTATGCCTAGAGATATCAAATTAATATGTGATACCCTAGGTGTAAACAGGGAATGGCTAGAAACCGGCGAAGGCGAGAAACGAACCTATTCGTTAGGATTCGATAAAGATTCGCTTAACCGGTCAATCGACAAGTCGTTCACTCAATGCGCGTACGGAGAAGACGCAAAGCCTTTCTATGACGTAGACTTTGCATTGGGTTTTAGTGAGATGTATAACGACTCTCCCAACGTGCCTATGAAGTACATCTCAGTGCCAGGTTACGAGAAGACTGATTTCTGGTGTCGGACATCAGGCGACAGTATGAAGCCACTTATAAGCAACGGAGACATCATCGCCTTGAAGCAGATCCTTGACTGGAACGTGTTCTTGCCTATGAACGAAGTATACGCCATTATGACGACCAACGGCCTCAGAACAGTGAAGATCATACGCAAGGGTTCGGACGATGCTCACTTCACCCTCCACGCATACAACGAGGAGTTCGAGGATCAGGAGATACCGAAGGAGGCAATAATCAAGGTATTCAAGGTTCTTGGGTCATTAAAGGCAATATAATTAATAAAAATATAAATTATGAAGAGAATATTAATGATATTGACAGCAGCGTTGTTATCCTATACATCTTATTCGCAAGTTGTAATGGGAAGAGACATAACTACGACCAGCAAGAAATACACTGCATTCCTTGCGACCAAGGGATACAGACCATACGAAACGGTTTCTGGAGTAAAGAAATTCAAGGTTAGGTTTGCTGGTTTCAATAATGTAAGAGAAGAAGTGCATTATGACACTAGCAATGACTCAATCACGCAAGTAAAGTTTGTATTCGAGAACAGAACGCAAAGAGAACTAGAGGATGCATACTTCACTCTTCTCAAACAATACAAACAGAAGTATCCTAATGGAGAAAATGGAGACATGAAATGGGAAGGCTTTGATATGTACATGTGGCACTACAACCCATCCAAAGGCTCGAAGATGTCTATATATCTAAGCATAGACAACATCAAGCATGAGATGCAGGTGCAATACTTCTCAAACTACGAAGAGAAAGAAAACAAGAAAATAGAAATTAGTAGTGATATATGAAAACAGCTAAAGAAATCCTTGACGGGAAAATCTACAATAGATTCGATCTAGCAAGAGCTTGCGAAGATGTAGCGCGCTTTTTCGAAGAATCGGAAGCGAGTTCCAAGTTAATAATCAGCGGAAAACAATTTGATGACATAAGACCAGACGCAGACTTCTACGGATACTTTATGTACCAAGGTGACGAGGCCGTAAACAAACTTGTAAACTCTAGAATAGCAACAGAAAAGATGGGATATATCGGCTTAGGCTTTGCCTTAATAGAAACAGAAAACTCTTGCGTCAGAAAACTTGTTGATGAGCTTAGAAAGAACAAATTCTACGCAGAAAGAGTTTGCGCAGGTTTTTATGTTGTGACAATAATATAAACTTTGTCAGCAATATGCAAGTAACAGAAAATAAGAATTTATAAATAGTTGAAAATAAGATACTTATAGAATTAAGATGATTACAGTACAAAATTGTGCACTCTAACTCTGTAAGTCTCTGTGTATCAGCAATAGTAGTAAAATAACAATCCTTTTATTTTACATAAAAATGCCACAAAAAGGTAATTTAAGGTAATCTGAGGTTACTTTTTGCAAGTAATATGCAAGTGTGGCTTGCATGTAGATTGAAGGATTACAAAAGAAATCATCGCTATGAAGGTATATGTAGAGTCAAAGACAAACAAGGTATTTTTCTCAGTAACCCACATGACAAAGAGGTTCTATGTCTACACCGGGTTGCAGACAACCGAGAAGTTCAGTGGCATGATGTTCCCGAAGTCTGATAAGTCAGCAAAAGCGAAGACGAGAAGACTTGCGGAGCTGTATGCCAAGTGTGAAAGCTATATCCTTGACCATTATGACGAGTCGCCTGATATGATGAAGGAACATCTGAAGGAGATCTGTACGGGAGCAAAGAAAGAAGACAAGTCTCCGTTCCTCAGTTTCATGAAGGCATTCGCTGAGACAAGAGAGAGGCCGAATACCAGGAGAAGCTACGAGAGGACATACCGATGCGTAGAGGCATACGACGGTAAGTGCAGTTTCAACACCATAACCAAGGACTGGCTTGAAGGTTTTATCAGGCATGAGATGGATAAGGGAAGGAAGGCCAATGGTATCTCGAACGACATCACACACATCAAGGCGGTCTTCAAGAAGGCCATCGATGATGGTAAGACGCAGAACTTTCCGTTCCACTATATCAAGCTCAAAAAGGAGGAAACCAGGAAGCGCTGTCTCTCACTGGAGCAGATGAGAGAACTAAGGGATGCCAAATTACACGGCAAGCAGGCTCTGTACCGCGATTTCTTCATGTTGGGGTTCTACCTCATAGGTATCAATGTTTCGGACCTCCTGACGCTAAAGAAGGAGGATTTCCGCAATGGTAGGATAAGCTACTACCGAAACAAGACAGGTAGATTGTACGACATTAAGGTGGAGCCAGAGGCTATGGAAATAATAAGCAGATACCGCAGCAGAAAGCCGCAGTACCTGCTCAGGTTCTTCGAAGACGCAGGAACTTTCGACGTGGACCACTTCACGAACAACATGAACCGTACGCTGAGAAGGATTGGCCCAAAGGATCCTAAGGATATGAGAAAGGCATCACCTCATCCTATTGACAGCAAGATGTCTTCGTACTACAACAGGCATAGCTGGGCGACATTTGCGTCAGAGATAGGTATTTCGCTCGAAACAATCGGCCGAGCACTGGGCCACTCCGTATGGGAGAAGACGGTTACAGCCATCTATGTCAAATACGACAATAAGAAGATAGACGAGGCGAACCGAAAAGTCATCGACTATCTGAACGGTTAACATAGAAAATCCCCACGCCATCGGAACACGACGTGGGGAAAGTTGTTTTATGACAAGCATCTATTTATCGAATTCGTTCAAATCCTTGGTAAGCTCAGAGATTTTTTTTGAAATCTCATCACACATCTTATCGGAATGATTCATCGCATCGATAAGTTGTCTCAATGTTATCCTGTGCTTGCAGTAATTAACCTTTGCGTGTTCGCATGTCCATCTCTCCCTCCACAACATTTCCAGTAATACGTAGAATCTGATAATCCTACTCTTCTTGACGATCTGATGGATTGCAGTATCCGACTCTTTCTCCGCCTCCTTCAGCTTCTCCTTTGTATCTATCAGCTCCTTCTTCAGCTTCTCGTTGCATCGGGTGGTGTAGCAGACCTCGGTGATAAGGAAAGTCATCACAAAGCATTGCGCAAACCCCTTCCAGAATCCCATATAAGCCTCCGCTACAGTTAGGAAGCACACGAATACAATGCACACGACAAATATGTCGATGCGGTCGAAAATCATTTTAAATCTTT